GGTTCCGCTTCGTCGAACTCTAAAATCTCTGTCACCGTATCAAGAAATGGTGATTTACTCAGCAGTGTATGGCTCTCTACCAAAACTAGCGCTGCTACTACTGCCGCCGACGCTTGGGGCTCCATCGACAACGTAGAAGTTGAAATTGGTGGTCAAGTAATCGACAAACAATACGGACACTGGATGCAAGTCTGGACCGACCTTTCCCTTGGCGCTGACAAATCAGCCCTTGTTGATGAATGCCTTGCCACCCCCGCTGTTGGCGGTGGTGTAAGTTACTTACCCCTTCAATTCTGGTTCTGCAGAAACCCCGGTCTCGCTTTACCCCTTATTGCTCTCCAATACCACGAAGTCAAACTTAACGTAACTTTCGCCACTTTACCCGGTAACACTGGTGTAAGTGTCTGGTGCGACTACGTATTCCTCGACACCGACGAACGCCGCCGTTTCGCCCAAGTTTCACACGAATACCTCATCGAACAAGTTCAATACTCCAACGCTCTTTCTGTCAGCGGAACCAGCACTCAACACGAACTTCGCTTCAACCACCCTGTAAAGGAGCTTGTATGGAGTGTTAACAACGGAACCACCGACATCACATGTACCGATGCTCTCCTTCAACTTAACGGTCACGACCGCTTCAAACGCAGAGAAGGCAAATACTTCACTAAAGTCCAAAGATACCAATACCACAGTGGTGCTGATGACCAAACAGGAAGTGTCCCCCACGTTTACTCTTTCGCCCTCAAACCCGAAGAGCACCAGCCCAGTGGCACCTGTAACTTCTCCAGAATTGATAACGCCGTTCTCAATCTTAATCACGGCAGCATCACTGGCAAATTACATGTATACGCTGTAAACTACAACGTCCTCCGTATCATGAGTGGTATGGGTGGTCTTGCTTACTCCAATTAAATCTCTTATTCTTATTTTATTAAAAATGTGTTTATTTTTAAGAAAATTATAATTAATTTATAGAAAAAAAATCTACCTATATATATATAAATAATGGGAGGTGGATTAATGCAACTCGTAGCCTATGGCGCACAAGACATATATTTAACTGGTAATCCTCAGATTACCTTCTTCAAGGTAGTATACCGCAGACATACTAACTTCGCTGTCGAATCAATCGAACAAACTTACAACGGATCGGCCTCTGCCGGTTCTAAAATTTCAGTCACCGTATCAAGAAATGGTGATTTACTTAGCAGTGTATGGCTTGCCACTACTGCCACCGGTGCTATTGATTCCGTAAGAGGTCAACATTTTTCTAATATTGATAATGTAGAAGTCGAAATCGGTGGTCAAGTAATTGACAAACAATACGGACACTGGATGCAAGTCTGGACCGATTTAACTAACGGCAGCGATAAAGTAGCATTATTAGATGACGCCGCTAATGCTGCTGTTAGTGGAGACGTATCATATGTCCCCCTTCAATTCTGGTTCTGCAGAAACCCCGGTCTCGCGTTACCACTCATTGCCCTCCAATACCACGAAGTAAAACTTAATGTAACCTTCGCTGCTGTCACTGTAGGTCTTGGGAATGTTTCAGTATGGTGTGACTACATATTCCTTGACACCGATGAACGTCGTCGTTTCGCCCAAGTCTCTCACGAATACCTCATCGAACAAGTTCAATACTCCAATGCTCTTTCGGTCAGTGGAACCAGCACCCAACACGAACTTCGTTTCAACCACCCTGTAAAAGAACTTGTATGGACTGTGCATGATCATTCTGCCACTGTCGATGCCGGTGCCAATGCTGTTGCGCCAACTGAAACTGATATTTCCTGCGACACAGCTCTTCTTCAACTTAACGGTCATGACCGCTTTAAACGTAGAGAGGGTAAATATTTCACCAAAGTCCAAAGATACCAATACCACGAGGGAGCAAGTGATACCGAACGCAGAGCCGCCTTAGTTAACACAGTTGATGGTGCGACACGCGACGTAGTTGCTGACCACAGTGTCCCCCATGTCTACTCATTTGCTCTCAAACCCGAAGAGCACCAACCCAGTGGAACCTGTAACTTCTCCAGAATTGACAACGCTGTTCTTAACCTTGAACATGCTTCAGCCACTGGTAAATTACACGTATACGCTGTAAACTACAACGTTCTCCGTATCATGAGTGGTATGGGTGGCCTTGCTTACTCAAATTAAATACATTACTCTATTTATTTTTAAGATATATCTTAAGGCTAAATACATAATTAAATAATATTGTATTATTATATAATTATGGGTGGAGGCTTATTACAATTAGTTGCTTATGGAGCACAAGATATTTCATTAACTGGTAATCCACAAATCACCTTTTTTAAAACGGTATTTAGAAGACATACTCACTTTGCGCGAGAAACTGTAGAACAAACTATAAATGGTGATTTTAAAGAGGGTGGAAGACTTTCCTTTACTATATCCAGAGACGGTGACCTATTATCTAATATTATACTGAAAACGGACGGTTCTACTAATGACTCCTTTCAATGTATAGATTATGTAGAGTGTGAATTGGGCGGACAGCTGGTAGATAAACAATATAGTCATTGGATGAATTTATGGTGTGATTTAACACATAATATTGATAAAACCAAACAATTAAATGATTTAAGAATTGGTTTTGAGAAGGTTTCGACAGTAGTAACTATTGATGAAAATCAACCTTCTCCTCCTGAATTAAATAATATTGCTGTTAATCAAGTCATTAACTATCCTGGAACAGATGATACTGGAACTAGTGATATGGTTTTACATTCATCTGGTAAATTATACTTTAGTAAGGCTGTCTCAACTACATATAAATTATCTATGATTGATAATAGTAATAACTATACAATAGTTCACGACGCTACTTCTAATATACAGCGGGGCTCATACTCGTATCCGCGAAAATTGAAAATTGATGGAAACTATATATACGTTTTGGATCGCGATTTCGGTGATATCGCTCGAGTTAATCTTGACCAAAATGGTAATTATATTTCTCAAGAAAATTCATGGATGTCATTGGGTTCTACAAATTCTGGTTCTCTCGCAGATATTATACCGTCAATAACTAATGGTGTCGATACTATAGGATATACAACTGCCGGAATAACAGATTTATGCTTTAACACTAATATGATGCTTTTTTCTCTTAATTACTACAAAAAAATATTAAGAAAATACGACAATAGTGACCAACATTATTCAAATAGTATATTGGCTCCTTTAGCAACACCTACTGTTGACACGTATCATACATTCGGTAGTGGAAACACCGACGGTCCATTGGCTTCCTCATCGATATCTGATTTTTGGGATATAGGCGCTTTTGAGGGACCTGATGTTTCCAATCCGTTTATAATTATCTCTCAAAGAAATCATGCTATAAGAAAATTAGATTTAAATACAAATCAACTTACTACAATTTCTGGACTTGCTGGAACATCTGGAAATGTTGATGGTGGTATAGGAACAAGCAGAATACATGACCCTATGGGACTAGCAATAAGTCCCGATGGTTCTTATGTATTAATTACAGGTTCAGGTGCCGCCAGCGGTAATGGAGGTAGAGTTAAAAAAATAGATTTATCAACAAATATTACTACTACATTAGCAACATGTGCAAATCCTATTGGGATAGCAATACACCCTACTCTAGATTATGCATATATACATACCTATCTAGGACAACTATTAAGATTAAATTTATCAGACAATACAATTGAAGTTGTATTTAATAGTGGTGGTAATGGATATCCACTATCTATTAGTCCAGACGGAACATTTTTGTTAGCAGTTGTATTAGCAACTCCTTGGCAATTAAAACGTTATAATATTGATTCGAATGGATCTATAACAGGGTCCTCTGTTGTTAACGTATCGGGGGGCGTGCCTTCTTCAACATACAGTGTTGATATAATGGCTGATAATGATACAGTTATAATGGATAATAAAGTATTTAAAATAACTAATCCAGGTAGTTTAATAACTACACTAGCCCCCAGCGGAGTTCGCGGTATAACAAGAACTCAAACTATGTCACATGCCTATAAATTAACTACTTCTAGACAACTACATAAGATAAATCTGTCTCAAACTACCACAATTACACCTAATTATTATTTTAAACAACATACCTCCCAATTAAAGGATAAAAATAATAATCTTAAAATAGTTTGGACCATGGAAATAGATGACAATGATAATATTTTCGTATGTTTTAGAAATACACCGGGATTATATAAAGTAAACGGAGGAGCTAATAGAGAAGATACTCCTTGTGACTTAATAGCAGGTTCTGAAGCGTTGATTGAAGAAGGTGAAAACATATTTAAACATACTAATGGTGACCTTTATATATCATGTAAGAATACAGGACGTGTTATTAAATATGTCGACAGCCAACTTACTGTAGTTGCTGGAAAAGAACCAGATAGAGATGGAAATGGAGACCCTCTTCCCAGAACAATTATTAATACTGACGACCCATTAACATCTAGTTTTATTTATCCATTTGGTGTATGTATAACTGGTTTTAATGACTTAATTATTTGTGACAGGGGAATTCCCAGTATAGAAGCTGGTCCAGTGAGGGTAATAGGTGGATATAAACCCTTAGTTCAGGGCGGAATAGTATCAATGCCCCAACCAGCGTATATTCCCCTGCAGTTCTGGTTTTGTAGAAATCCAGGTCTTGCGTTACCTTTAATAGCATTACAATATCACGAAGTAAGAATTATTGTTAAACTTGCTGCTAATCTTAACGGAGTAACTTCCTTATCAGCATGGGGAGATTATATATTCCTTGATAAAGATGAGCGTAGAAGATTTGCTCAGTTATCACATGAATACCTTATAGAACAAGTTCAGTATTCTAATAGACTCAATATCTCTTCAAATACTATAGCGAATAGCACTTCCCAAGAAGTTATTTCAGTCGCAGAATTACAGTTCAACCATCCAGTAAAAGAAATAGTTTGGACCATTAATCAATCTACTTCTGATGGAAATAATAGCGTAAATAAGTCGTGCTCTATACAGAATTTGGGGGGGAATCAAAATATAAAAGTTAACAGTGCTTATATACAAATGAATGGCGATGATAGATTTGAAAAAAGAGAAGGTAAATATTTTAATCAAGTCCAAAGATATCAACATCATACAAGTGCTGGTATTAATAATACCAGAATAGGAGTCGGAAGTGATGATGTTACGTCTGATTTAGTAAAAGCAAAATGGTATCCG